TCAGGACCTTGTGGGCCCTTGAGTATAAAGCCCTCCAAGTCTTGTGTATAAAGCCCTCAGGACCTTGTGATCTAAGCGAGCATAACATAAGGACCGCACTTTGTCAACCCACAAGGTCAAAAATCCCACACATAAGGTCCGCAAATTGTCACCGTGCCAGATAAATACTCCGACGATTCTTGACATTTCGGCGCCGATATCCTAGAATACTCAAGTCACAACAAAGGAGCGAATCATGTCTCTCAGTTATCTTCAGGCCCAGAAGCATCGTTATCGTATCACTCTGGAGATTGAAGCACTTGCAGACTTTAACCCTCATCAACTTGATTGGGAGAAACTCTTCAAGCTTGAACCTGCGGAAAAGTGTGAGGCATATGTTGAGGACTTGAGTACACCCGACCGTTGGTGAGTAACAGTTACTGAGCCACATAAAGTGTAGCAGTAGTGTAAGCAACCGACTCAAACATGTCCAAGACACTGATGCTCTCCGCCCTGCGTCAAGGTAACACTGGCACTCAAATTCTTGAGATTCTGAATGCACTTGTGAGCGACGGTGAGGGTAGCGAATCGGGTAATTATGCCGCCGATGGTCCTACCCTACTCCCCGTGGAGTTCTGATACCTTAGAGGCGCTTCTAGGTGCCTCTCACAGTCTTAAATCGTTTCCCCTTAAGTAACTCAAATGCTTGCTAATCGTCAAATTTTGATTGATGCTCTCGTCGAGGCAACTATCGACGGAATGACACCTTCGGACCTTGAATGTGCACTGTCTGATTATATGCGTGAAAATCTGGAAGGTGTTAGTGATGAGCAGCTACTTTATGAGTTCCGTTGGACGTTCCCCGAAGTGGTAACAGTTACTGAGCCCCTTAAAGTGTTCTAGTAGTGTAAGGGGCACAACCCCACTAAATTAACCTCTCATTCGTTCCTAAATGACTGCTACTTTCCAAACTAATCTCACAGATACCACCTACAACGGTTGGACTAACTACGAAACCTGGAATGTTTCTCTCTGGATACAGAATGATGAGTTTCTTTATAATCTCGCTCAGAAATGCGATTCTTATGAGGATTTTCTGAGTGTACTCAAAGAGTTAAACACTGTAGCAACTCCTGATGGGGTAAGGTATGCTGACCCCGCAGTGAACGCTATCGAACTAGACACAGACGTGTTCGATTACTGATGCTTACTGTACTGCCCTTCGTTGATACTTAGGGCAGTCTTATTCGTATGCGTATTCGGCAGTTATTATGCCGGGTCGTTTATACCGCCGCGGCGCCCTGCCGTTATAAAAACCCCTCACTACCCTAACCTACAGAGGTGACAAAACGCGAGAGAGATATAAAGAATGAAAAAAAATTTCGCGGAGAAAAAAAACATGAGAAAACCCCGACCGTATTGGAATTTCTGGAAGGTAATCTTTGCGGGGTGGTTAATAAGGTATCCGGGGAGATTCTTCGAGGTATTTCGATTTCCTTTGTTTACGGCACTGGGACTTTGTATTATTGTGATATATAATGCAGTATCGAAATGAGACTGAAAGAAAAAAATTTTCAGGTATTTTTTATGAACCAGCAAGTCAAGGTATATCACATATATGCAAAGGATAGGTGTATATTTCATTCTATCAGTGAGGATGAGTTCAGTGTTACATGGAAGACACTGAATAATATGGTAGGCCTACTCAAGACTGAGTATTGTGTAGATGACCTATCATATGAGGAACTCACAGTCAATCGTATGGCAGAATTAAATTCGTCACATTGACAAGACCCTAAATAGGGAGTAAAATTGAACTGAAAGTTAATTTCAATTATGGCAAAAGGATTTACAGTAAAAGCAAAAGCACCCACTACCAGTAAACCAGAAGGAGAGGAGTGGGATTATACAGCAATCAAGGAGCGGATGCGAGGCAAGTCAATTGTATTCTGTCTTCCTGGTCGTGGATGTTCATTTATTTTTCTGAAAGCATTTGTACAATTATGTTTTGACATGGTACAGAATGGAATGAGTATTCAGATTAGTCAAGATTATTCATCGATGGTTAATTTTGCTCGTTGCAAGTGTCTTGGAGCAAATGTATTGAGAGGTCCAAAGCAAGTACCATGGGATGGAAAGTTGAAATATGATTATCAACTTTGGATTGACTCGGATATTGTCTTTGACACTAACAAGTTCTGGCAATTGTGCGATCTTGCACTTTCTGAGGATGGAACAGAGCATGAAATTACTGCTGGATGGTATGCCACAGAAGATGGACGCACAACATCTGTCGCACATTGGTTGGAGGAAGAAGATTTCCGTAACAATGGTGGAGTAATGAATCATGAAACAGTAGAGAGTATTTCAAAGCGTCGTAAACCATTTACTGTTGATTATACAGGATTTGGTTGGGTATTAATTAAGAACGGGGTATTTGAGAATCTTGAGTATCCATGGTTTGCACCTAAGATGCAAGTCTTTGAATCTGGTGCAGTTCAAGATATGTGTGGAGAGGATGTTTCATTCTGTCTTGATGCAAAGGAAGAAGGATTTGAGATTTGGTGCGATCCTCGAATTCGTGTTGGGCATGAAAAGACTCGTGTAATTTGATAGGAGATTTTAATTTATGGCTTATAATAAGACTACATTTGTTCCAGGAGCACCTAAAAAGACTCGCCAAGGACGTTCTTCTCGCACATTGCTTTCAGCAACATCTCGTAATGGAAAGAGGAAAAAGTATCGCGGACAGGGTAGGGGTTAAATAAAACATTCATTAAAAAAAAATGAGTTGTCTTATCACTAACCTCCCATCAAAAGAAATATGGGTTCGTAAAGAATATCTTACAGACCATCAGAGTGGGCACGGTGAATTTGTAAAGGGCGTTTGGGTTTCGGCAAAGTCGATTCCTGGACGCGCTTTTTATTTTGAGACATATTTACCAGAATATGCCGCAATGTATGACAAATTGCCAATTAGTGCCTTTTTGTCTCGTCCAGAAACTCCAGATCCAGACTTAAACCTACCAAATTTACAATTTTGGAATTGTATGGATTATGGTGTAGTGAGTATTGATAAAAAATTTATTGGAAGTATGGATTTTGAATGCTATACTCGCGATTATGGCATTCAAAAAGGTACTTATATTTGCACAATCGATAATTATCATCATGATCCAGACTATGTTGATTGGGCTACGAGTGAAAATCCTGCTGAACACAAATCTCATAACCTCATTGAACTGAATAATGGTCAATTTGCACTCTATCCAAACAACAGATTGCGTATTTTTGACAACAGTCTGACACCTACAGAACCAAAAATACCTGATTTTAAGGTTTCAACACAATATTACCAAGTTGAAAATAGTTATGAGCGCCTTGGAATGGGTAATGAAGACGAATATCATTGGAAGACAGCACAAGAGCGTGAAAATAAATAAAAAATAAGGGATAGCAACCCCTTAAAAAGTTCTGTTCAACCTATAAAAGGAGAAAACAGATGGCAATTCACCCCAATCCAGACCGCGATTCAAGTTATATGAGAGAAATGTGGGGTACAAGTGGATTAATTGCAGATTATTGGAGCAAAACACCTGGAGATTTAAAAAAACAAATGCTTCGTGAGATTAATAATGACAATATGACACCAAAAAAGCATGATTTTGCTGTTCAGAAAGAAATTCATGAAAAAATTCGCAATGATAATGATTATGATGACTGGGAATACGGTACAGAACCTATTTTTGGGTGATAAATAAGATAGAATTAGAGTCTATTGATGCCAGTAGAGCGAGTCAGTAAACAATTTAAAGATATTAGTCTGACTTTTCAGGTGAATCCAATAACATTTGATATCATTGATATTAGAAACGAGACATCTATTGCTCGCTCTATTCGTAATCTAGTATTGACTTTACGTGGAGAAAGATTTTTTAATCAAAATCTTGGTTCTAATCTATCAAAAAGTCTTTTTGAAAATCTTAGCAGTATAACTGAATTAGAACTACGTGATGAAATTACCAATACAATTAATAATTATGAACCAAGAGTAAAATTAATAAATGTTGATATAAACTCCTCAGAAATTGATGCAAATGAATTAAATGTAACTATTAGATATTATATTATTGGAATAGATGCGTTACCACAACAACTTACTTTTGCACTACAGTCAGTACGATAATGTCATTAGTTAACTTTACAAATTTAGATTTCGATCAAATAAAAACATCAATTCGAGATTATCTAAAATCGAATTCAAATTTTACTGACTATGATTTTGAAGGTTCAAATCTATCAATTATTATTGATACGTTAGCATATAATACATATATTGCCTCTTACAATGCTAATATGGTAAGTAATGAGGTTTTTATTGATAGTGCGACTTTAAGGGAAAATATAGTTTCTCTTGCAAGAAATATTGGATATGTTCCTAGGTCAAGAAGATCCTCAAAAGCAAACATTACATTCTCAGTAGCAATTAGCAATCCTACTATAAAATTTGTGACATTAAAAAGTGGAAATGTTTGTAGAAGTGAAAATTTTGGAGATTTGGTATTTACATTTTCAATTTTAGATAATATTACTGTACCAGTAATAGATGGAACTGCAGTTTTTGATTCAATTGAAGTTATAGAAGGAACTGTTTTTAAAACTAACTTTACAGTAGACGCAAATAATTTAAATCAAAGATTCATATTAGAAAATAGAGGAATTGATACTACATCTCTTTTAGTAACTGTTAGGGATACAGAATCTTCAACAAGTATTAGAAAATATACAAATTCTTCAAGCATTTTAGATGTCACCTCAACATCTAAAGTTTATTTTCTTCAAGAAATTGAAGATGAAAGATATGAATTAATATTTGGAGATGGAGTTTTTGGGTCTAAGCTTCAAAATAATAATTACATCGAAGCTTCATATATTATAAGTTCTGGAGAAAGTTCAAATGGAGTTTCTAATTTTAATTTTACTGGTTCATTATTTGACAATAAAGGAACTCCAGTTACAGAAGAAATTTCATTAATTACTACAAATTTAAGTTCTTCTTCTGGATCTGAAATTGAATCTGTAAATTCTATTCGCAATTTTGCTCCGAGATTATATTCTGCACAAAATAGAGCAGTGACTGCATCAGATTATGAGACTATTGTTTCTAGAATTTATTCCGAAGCAGAGTCTGTAAGTGCTTTTGGTGGAGAAGATTTAAATCCTCCACAATTTGGAAAGGTTTTTATTTCAATAAAACCAAAGTTTGGATCTTTTATATCAAATAATATTAAAGATAATATCAAACAAAGACTTAAAAAATATACAGTTGCTGGCATATCACCTGAAATATTAGATATTAAATTTCTTTATATTGAATTGGAAACAAACGCATACTACAACTCAAATACAACTTTGAGTCAAAATGCACTAATAACAAAAATATATGACAATATAAATGCATATTCGGATTCTGAAGAGTTGAATAAGTATGGTGCAAGATTTAAATATAGTAAGTATCAAACACTCGTCGATAATACTGATGCTGCTATTACTTCAAATATTACAAGAATTCAAATTAGAAGAGATTTAAAAGTATCTCAGAATCAATTTGCCCAGTATGAGATTTGTTTTAGAAATGCATTTTATGTCAAAAATGTCAGTGGATATAATATAAAATCTTCTGGATTTAAAGTAAGTGGAATATCAAACATAGTTTATTTTGGAGATTCTCCAAATCCAGATAAAAAGTCTGGAAGTTTGTTCTTATTCTATTTAAATTCGGATAATACTCCTGTCATTGTGAAAAGGTCTATTGGTACTGTTGATTATTTGACAGGAGAAATTGTAACAAATCCATTGAATATCATTTCTACAGCAAAAAATGACGGTGGAACTCCTATCATTGAGATATCTGCTATTCCACAGTCAAATGATGTTCTTGGAGTGCAGGACATTTATTTGCAGATAGATATTAATAGAACACTTGTCAATGTATTACCAGATAATGTTGAATCTGGTTCAGATACTTCTGGATCAAATTATATCGTTACCTCTAGTTATTCAAATGGCAATTTAGTCAGAAATTAATAAATGGAAAGCAGAGTAAAAATCAGTTCTATTGTAGAATCTCAATTACCTTCTTTTGTTAGAGAAGATTATCCTCTTGTAGGCGAACTTTTAAGAGAATATTACAAATCACTAGAATCAAAAGGTTCTGCATACGATATCTTACAAAATATAGACCAATATGTTGATGCTAATAACTTAATAAATTTTACAGAAACTACTAATCTCACACAAGATGTACAAATATTTGATGATATTATCAATGTAGAAACTACAAAAGGATTTCCAAATACTTATGGTATTGTTAGCATTGATAATGAATTAATTTTATATAAGTCAAAAACAGAAACTCAATTTTTAAATTGTTCAAGGGGATTTAGTTCAGTTATAGGATACTCAGAAAATGATACTGAAGACTTAACTTTTTCTGATAGTTTGGCAGATTTTCATTCCCAACTTGATATTACTGGAGAAAATCCAAATAGAGTTAAAAACATTGGCTCACTATTTTTAAAAGAGTTTTTTAAGAAAACAAAAAGTCAATATCTTTTTGGATTTGAAGGTAGAGAATTATTTTCTGAAGTAAATAAAAATATAGTTCTTAAGCAGTCTAAGGATTTTTATTCATCAAAAGGAACAGAAAGATCTTTTGAAATATTATTCAGAATTCTTTATGGAAAAGATGTTGAAGTTATTTTACCAAAAAATAATCTAATTCAACCATCATCAGCAAATTATAGAGTATCAAGAAATTTTGTTGCTGAGGGAGTACAAGGAAATATTGAAGACCTTAGAAATAGAACCATATTTCAAAATCAATTTGCAAATATCACAAAATCTTTTGGTACAGTAAGCAACGTACAAAAAATAATTAGAAAAGGAAAAATATATTATACATTAAGTGTTGATTTTGATTTTGATAAAGATGTTATTGTTTCAGGTTCTATTTTTGGAAATTTACAGGTAAATCCAAAAACAAAAATAATAGATGATGTATCAATATCTTCGGATACTATTTGTGTCGATTCTACAATAGGATTTCCAAAAAGTGGCCAATTGACTGTAAATTTAAATGGAACTGATTTAGTAATTAATTACAAATCAAAAACAATTAATGAATTTTTAGGTTGTTCAGGAATAACTCAGACTATTCCCAACGAATCGGAAATTTCTTTGAATACCTATGCCTATGCTTTTGATGACAATGGTGATGAAATAAGATTTAGAATTACTGGAGTTTTATCTGAAGTAGAACTTTCCAGAGAAAATTTTTACTATGAAAAAGGTGATAAAGCAAGTATCACAAATCTTGGATATATTGGAAAAAATTACCAAGAAAACAATTGGTTTTTCAATACTTCGGTACTATGTAATGTTAAAACATTCTCAATAAAAGGTAATGGAAATTATTTTGTAGAAACTTTTGATTTTAATGGAATTTACAAAGGAGATTCTGTAGAGATTGACTATGTAGATGGAATAGATGATCAAAGAAAGACTGATATCATATCCGGAGAAAGTATATTATATACTTCAGGAAATGTTCCTGGAAGATCTTTTACAATAACAAATACTGACAAAAACATAAAAAATATTTTTTCTGTCAAAAAATTACTTTCAAAATACGATAAAAAATACATTTCAAATGTATCAAATGTATATAAAGACTTTGATGAAAATATTGAATATATTACATCTTCATCTCTACCATCATATCCAAATAGACAGGAAATAAACACATCAAAGGTAATTTTAAAAAATAAAATAGATTCTGGAGAATTAATTAATCTTGTTTCTTTTGGAGAAAATCATGGATTTTTGACGGGAGATGAAGTATCATTTTTCGTAAATTCGAGCAATCAATCTGGACTTGGTTTAACAGTTATAACTGGTTCATATTACGTCAAAAAAATTGATGATAAATCAATTAAGTTGGCAAAAAGTAGGTCAGACTTAGCAAAAGATTCTTACTTATCTGTAGAAAATTTTGACCCGCAAGAATCTACATTCGAATCAGCAGGTACGTTATCTCTTAAAAAGTTTTCTAAAAATAAAAACCTTACAGTTTCTGAAGTAGACACACAAAGATTAGTAAGACTCATAAAAAATCCAGAAATTGACGAAAAAAAATATAAAACTGAACCAGGAACTGTCGGGATTCTTATAAATGGCGTTGAAATACTCAACTACAAATCAAAAGACTCCATTTATTATGGCCCTATAAGAACAGCAGAGGTTGTTTCTCAAGGAAACAACTATGATATTATAAATCCGCCAGAGTTAGTTATTGATAAAGAAAGTGGAGATCAGGCTAAAGGATATGTTTCTGTAGAAGGATCTTTAAAGAGAATAGATGTTATAGATGGTGGATTTGATTATCTAGATGTACCTATCATTACTATTAAGGGAGGGTCTGGAAGTGGAGCTTCGGCAGAAGCAAAAATGATTAGTTATGATTATTTTATTGATATAAATTCATCTACAACAAATGAAAATATAAACCTTTCTACAAATACTCTCGGATTTTCAACATATCATAAGTTTAGAGATGGAGAATCTATAATATACAGAACAAATAATAACCAAGTAATTGGAGGATTATCTACAGATGCAAAGTATTATGTGAAAGTAATTGATGATAATAAAATTACTTTACACAAAAATTTAGAAGATTCACTAAGTTCTTCTAATCCAGTAAATTTGACGGGATATGGGATAGGCAATCATAGATTTGAATCGACTATAAGAAAGCAAAAGATAAATTCAATTGAAATACTTAGTTCCGGAGAAGGATATAAAACAGCAAAAATCACTGTACCATCTTCAGGAATTATTACTTCCACAAATACAATAAAAGTAAATAATTCAAATAAATCTCCTTATAGTGATAAAGATATAATACAATATCTTGGGGGAGATTCTACTGTAGTTGGACTAACAACTGGAAGCAAATATATTGTAACAACAGTCGATGAAACTTCCTTTAAGTTATCAATACTTGGCGTTGGAGTAACTAACAGATATTTTTATTATGATACAAAGGAATATGTAAATATAGAAAGTGTTGGTTCCGGCAACTATACTTTTGATTATGAACCCATTACAGTAACTGTTGAGGGAGAGGTTGGGATATCTACATTAAGTAGAGTGGATATAAATGCCAAACTGCAACCAATATTTCAAGGTCAAATCAAATCCACCTTTATATATGAAGGAGGAACAAGATATGGATCTCCAGAGATAATAAATTATGTTAAACAACCAAATTATTCTCTAGGAAAAATATCGTCCAAAGCAACGGCAGTTCCAATTATATCGAACGGAAAGATAACGTCAGTTTTAATTAATAATAAAGGAAATGGATATACTGCTCCACCAAAAGTAGTTGTTCGCGGATTTGGAATTGGTGCAATATTAACCCCAATCATTAAGGATAAAAAATTATCAGAAATAAAGGTAATATCCGGCGGAACGGGATACACTAAGGAAACTATAATTGACATTATAGATGAATCTCAAGGGTGTATTTTAAAATTATATCCACAACAATTTACAATAAATGAATTCTTTAGATTATTGAAAACAAATAGAATATCATCAGAAGATGATAGTGTTGTTTATAGGGGATTGAAGGAAAATTATGGATTACAATATACTCATTTATATGCACCAAATAAATTTAGAGACTCTGTTTTTAGAAGTAAAACATTTTCGAATGGAACAAATTACAGATCTGATTTTCAGAATGATATAAATGAAGACAAGTATCATTCTCCAATTTTAGGATGGTCGTATGATGGATACCCAATTTATGGCCCATATGGATATGATTCTCCAAATAATAAAAAAGTTAGGAGAATGGTTAGTGGGTATAAATTAACCGGAATCCGAGAAGGTGCAGATAGAGAAATCTTTCGTTTTTATCCAACAGGATATTTTGTTGAAGATTACGAATTTGTGGGAAATGGTGATTTGGATGAAAGTAATGGAAGATATTGTGTAACTCCAGAGTATCCTAATGGAATTTATGCATACTTTATGACAATAAGTGAAGATTTTTCATCAGAAATATCTTTTGATGCGAGAAAGGAACCAGTGTTTCCATATATCGTTGGAAATTATTATAAATCAAAGCCAACATTTTTTAATTTTGACCCAAATTCAAATCAAGAGCAGTTTGAATTTGAAAATACTAAGGTTTTACGAAATACTTTTGCTCTCAATATAGGTAGTGATAATTCAAGGTACAATTATCTGCTTAATAATGAAGATTTAAATTCTCAAGAATCTGAGGTTTTATCTATAATAAGGGGTGGAGTTGAAAACGTCAAAATAATTTCTCCTGGAGATGGATATAAAATTGGAGAAAGACTTTCTTTCAACAATACAATTACTTCTGGTAATGGAGTAGCGGCTAAAGTAGAGTCTATTAAAGGAAAAACTATAGAATCTATCACAAACGAAAGTAGATTCTTACCGAACATTGAGTTTTATAAGACAAACATAGAAAATAGATTGGTCGGATTTGCCACCGCTCCACATTTATTAAGTAATGGAGATTTCTTTAAAATAGAATCCTTATCAAAAAATAATCCAATTATCCAAAATTCATTTAATGTGGGAGTAAGAACGGATAATTTAATTTTAAATGCTGCAGTTGGAAATACCAGTATAACTGGATTATCTACTTATTTTTCTGTTTATGGGTCTTTAAGTTTTCCAAATATTAGAGAAAACGACATATTAACGATAGGTTCTGAAGACGTTAAAGTTTTATCTATTGATAAAGAGTCTTCTAGAATTAAAGTCCTTAGAGAACAAAATTCTACAACTTCTTCCGCACACCAGGCTTATTCTGTTCTGAATGAAAATCAAAGAAAGTTTTTTATCAATCTTGATAAAAAACTAGATTCTTTTAATTACAAAATTAATAGAGAATTATATTTTAACCCCATAGAATCTTTAGGTATAGGGACAGTAGGAATAGGATCCACTGTAATTTTTTCCAACCCCGGAGTTGGACAGACTTCAATACAAATTCCATTAAAATCAATTTACCTAAAAGACCACAAATTAGAAACAGGAGATAAATTAATTTACAATGCAAATAGTGGAATTGGAATATCAGTATCTAATATATTTAATACATTTACGTTAAATGATGGTATAACAGTTTATGTTGCAAGGTTATCAAATGATTTAATTGGAATATCCACAAATAAAGTTGCATTGGGAACAGAAGGAGAATTTGTTGGAATAGAAACTAGCACATCACTACTATATTTCAATGGAGTAGGAACTGGAGATTATCACAGTTTTACCACAAATTATGATAACGTTCTTACTGGTGCACTTTCCGTTAACAAAATAACAGTATCAACAGCATCTTCTTTTGGATTAAGGGGAGGTGATGAAATATTCTTAAATGTAAAAGAAAAAGATTCGGTAAATATTGCGGTAAAATATAATGATTATCACAGAAGACTAATTATCAATCCTCAAGATTTTTCCAATTCTGATGTTGATACTACAAAAAATACCATAAGGATAGTCAATCATAATTTTGACTCTGGACAAAAAATAATATACAATTCTTCAAATACAATTGGAGGATTGGAAGATAATCAAATTTATTATGTTATTGTTTTTGATAAAGATCATATTAGACTTTCAGCAACTTATTATAACTCAACATCTTTAGATATTGTACCAATAAATTTAACATCCCAATTCTCAGGTACAATTTCACCAATAAATCCAAAAATAAATTTAAATAGAAATCAATCGGTAATATTTGATTTATCAGATTCCTCACTATCACAACCATTTGGAGTAGGAAGAACTTCTTCTTTTGACTTTAAAATATATAAGAATAAGTTTTTTAATGATGAATATTTTCCAATAACAACATTGGGGACATCAAAAATCACAAAAAATGGTTCTATTGGATTATCTCCTGCAACTTTATCATTTACACTAGATGAAGATTTTCCAAATAACTTATACTATAATCTTAAAATATTGGATGGTAACACTAACCAAATTAAAAATGAACTTTTTACAGACAGGGAAGTAGACAATTTCAATTTAATTAAATTAAATTCCTCAGGTTTGAATGGAAAACATATAATAACTGGAATTCAAACAAATTCATTTAGTTTTACTGGAGATTTTTACGTTGATAAAACATTTAATTCTACAAATTCTGCAAGTGAATATTATACAACTTCTCTCAATGAATCTGGACCAATAAACAATATAAAAATAAATTCTTCAGGAAAATTGTATGACAAGCTTCCAAAAATAAATGGAGTAGTTTCTGCGGCAGGAACTGGTGCAATTCTAATTCCACAGAGCAAATCTATAGGAAAAATACAAAAAACCAGAATTTTAGATATTGGTGCAAATTATTCATCTGACAAAACATTAAAACCCCTTTTAAAATTCCCAACAATATTAAGAGTTGAACCATTAACATCTATAGAATCTATAAAAATTTCTTCAGTTGGAAATAATTATAATACAAATCCTAATTTAGTTTTAATTGATGGGTTTACAAATAAACAAGTTGAAGATATTATTCTTGATTGTGACTTAGAAAATCAAAAAGTAACAGTAATACAAAATACAAAAGGAATTTATAATGTATCACCAAAAATAATTCCAATTAACAATAGTAATGGTGTTGGGATACTTGAGGTTGAATATGACAATGCAACAAAAATTGTAACCATAAAATTGGATACACAATTTAGTTCTATTGAAGATTTTCCATTTTCTCTCAATCAAAAAGTTTTAATTGAGGGAGTTTCTATTAAAGAAAATACTGACTCCTCGATAATCACAAAAGGGTTTAATTCTATAAATTATAATTATTCGACATTTAAGTTGATAGAAGTTGTTCCTTCAATTGGAGGTTCTGGAGCGTCTGTTAAGTATTCACTTGAAGATTACTTGGATTCTTCCGAAATTCCTGGAGATTTTGATTTAGAAAATTCTATTGGAAGAATAATATCTGAAGATGATTTTCCAAAATTTAAAATCAATTTAAAAAAGAATGAATTTTTGGTTGGAGAAACTACAATTTCTGAAGGAATTGTTGGTGAGGTGCAGAAATATGATTCAGTAAATGAGTACTTGACTATAAAAACAAAGGAAAAAATTCCAAATAATGTGAGTATTTTTGGCAGATCTTCAAATTCTTTAGCTTTAATTAAAGAAGTTTTAGAATATGAAACAAGATACAATATAGATTCTTCATCCATTATTGTTCAGGGGTGGAAAGATACTATAGGTTTTCTTAATGATAATATTCAGAGAATACAAGATAGTGATTATTATCAACTTTTTTCATATTCATTAAAATCCGAAATTGAATTTAAAGAGTGGAATAGTATCGTAAGTAATTTGAATCATACTTTGGGATATAAAAGATTTGGTGATTTGATTGTTGAAAAAACAGTTACTGCAGAAATTGATTCAAATCAGAATAATGGTGCGGTCATTGCGACGTGTGATTTAACTAATATAACTAATATTGATGCAGTTTATGATTACGATTTAGCGTCTGAAAATGGGGTTTTAATTGAAGAAAATCTAACAAGTGATGAAATAACATTCAATTCAGTATTCTTACAAGATTATGCAGAATCAATAGGAAATAGGGTATTGCTGATTGATGATATAAGTTCACAATTTAGTACATCAACGACATCAAAAACAACAGTAACTACATTTAGTATTTAAAATGGCAAAAGTAAGATCAAGTAGGGTATATTTAAATGTAAAGGATACTGAAAATCCTGATAGAAGACAATCCTCTATTATTAGTTTTGTGACTGATGGTAATGAGATTTTTACAAATGAATATGGAAAATTATTTACTTTAGACGAGATTGGCAGTTTCAATCTAGAAAGATCTGAATTTGACGATCAAGCATCACTACAAGTTACTTTTGCACCAATTGATGGTAGGAATAATCTTTATAATTTTAGTTTTTTGATATATGACACAAAAAAAGATGAATTTATTCCAGATTCATATTTTTTTGGAAATACTGTAAAACTTGATACTGCATATACACAAATTTCTGCTGGAATAGGAACAACTACTATTGTTAAAATAGATTCTACCGAATACACTTCAGGAAAGTTATCATTTTCGTTATCATCTTTAGATGATTTAAACTATGAACATAATGAAATAAACTTTGCTCATGATGGTTCAAATATTAGTAGTTCTAATTTTGGAAGAATTACAATATCCAATAATTCTTCAATAGAAACTTCTGGAATAGGAACTTATGGTTTAGTTTTTAATGGGACGGATATTGATGTATTATTTTATCCGAGATTAAATACAGACTTTAACTGTAGTTCTATTTCAGTTTCTGTAGCAAATACCACGAAAACAATAGTAACTCAAAAACTTTTATCTGGCGGACTATTAGAGTCTGTGAATGTTTCAATAGCATCATCAATAGATCCATCTGCTAGTGTAATTGCAGATTATACCTCAGACTATAATTTTGGTTATTTTGTAGTGCAAATAACCGACACAACAAATAATAGTGTTCAACTTTCAGAAATTGTAGTATTAAATAATGATGCTGATTCTAGAATAATTGAATATGGAGTTGTTGCAACTAACAATATATTAGGAACTTTTACCTCAAATAGTGCAGCGATAACGGAACTCATTTTTACACCAAATCCAGATATTGATGTTGAAATAACTCTTTTACAGCATTCGATAACGAATTTAAATTTAGGAGATATTGATTCTCTAATTGATTTAAATGTTGGAGCAGTAATTTCAGGCGTTACTCAATTAATTAGCGGAAAAGATTTTGCAAAAGAATTTAATTTAACTTCCAAAAAAATTCCAATTTTTCAGAGAAGATTTAATGCAGAACTGCAATCTTCAGCAACAAATCCCGCGAGTGTTGATCTCGAAAGGAATTTAATTTACTTACCAGGTCATTATTTTGTTTCTGGAGAAAGAGTTGAATATGAACCAGATCCATTACAATACGTAGATATTCTTACAGCAAATACAACAGCACAAGTAGACTTGGGAGACACTAATGTTGAAGTAGATAATACTACAGGTCTGCAAGTTGGAGATTATATTTTTAATGGTGGAAAGTATATATCTCTAAGTCAAGTTGGAGTAAGTTCAGTTTCTATTTCCAGTACAATAACACAACAAATTCTTTCTGGAGTAGCAATTACATTTTCCAGATTATTTGATACCGAAGAGGTATCAACTATTAGTGCCATTCCTATAGAAAATACATTTATTTCTGGAGTTGGGGTAACTGATAAACTTAGTGGAAACTTATATGTATATAAACAAGATGATAGATTTATTGGATTTACAACTTCCCCAGCGGATGCACTGTTAAATCCACCAAAATTAATTCAGTTTACTGGACTTGGTGTGGGAATAAATCATTTTATCACTTCAACAAATCAAAATTCCAAATCCTTAATATTAATTGATAATATTGCTCAAGCACCTATAGTTGCAACATCAGTAACTTCATCTTTAGCATCAAATTTAAATCTATCTTCAAATATTTTATCTTTTACCGGAATAACATCATTTTTTAGTGGAGATTTGATTGAAATAGAAGATGAAATAATGAAAATTATTGCAGTTGGTGTCGGCAATTCTGTGGAAGTTTCAAGACCAATTTTGGGTTCATCATTAAAAGAACACTCTCAAAATACTTTAATAACTAAACTAAAAGGCAATTATAAAATTAAAAAAAATATCCTTTATTTTGATGAAGCTCCTTATGGTCCAATAGTTGATGGTGTCAATGGTGACATTAATGTTAGATCATCTTTTCAGGGAAGAGTATTTTTAAGATCAGCAGATGTTAGTTCTGGAGAAAGTGCATATAATAGAAATTATGTATTTGATGATATAAGCGATCAATTTGACGCATCTACAAAATCATTTACCGTAAAATCTGACAAGCAAGATATTGTAGGATTTTCAGAATTAAATTCTATAGTATTAATAAACAATATTATTCAAATACCAACAGATAATTTTAATTTAACAGAAAATTTATCCCAAACTCAATTAAACTTCACTGGAACTGGAACTTCAATCAAATATGATGTCAATAATGCATCAATACCTAGAAGGGGTATAATAGTTGCTACAGCATCTAGTAATGGATTTGGATATCAACCATTGGTTTCTGCTGGAGGAACCGCAGTAGTTTCTATTGCGGGTACAATTCAATCTATAAGTATTGGAAATAGTGGTTCTGGATACAGAAGCGGAATTCAAACATCGGTCAATGTCAAAGTTCAATCTTATAGTAATGGGAAGTTAAATACAGAGTTTGTTGGTGTTGCTTCAATATCAGATGGTAATGTTGTTGGCGTCAATATAACAAATCCAGGATCTGGATATACATCAACAAATCCACCAGAGGTAATTTTTGATTCTCCATTTTCATACTCAGATTTAAGATTAAAAGTCAATTCTGGAATTGGTACAGAAGCATCTATTGATATTGTTGTTGGTCAGGGTTCTAGTGTAATAGATTTTACCATAAAAAACTTTGGTTATTCTTATAATATTGGAGATGTTTTAACCTTAGATGTAGGAGGAACTACAGGAATACCAACCAATACAGCATTACCATATAGAGAATTTAAGTTGGTAGTGGAAAGAGTTTTTTCCGACGATTTTAGTGGATGGTCATTAGGAGAACTAGAAACTTAAATTC